ACCTGCAAATTCAAGTTGCACGAGATTTATCACATGTTTGGTGCAACTAAAACTTCTCTATGGTTGGCAAACTAATATGGGAAACGATATCAGAGATCTAATTCTAAGAAGACTGGGAAGAGATTCCAAGAAGCAGGATGCAATTGAAGTCACCAAAGGTCTGACGATGGGAATCGATAATTCTAACGATTCTTCTGTATCAGCGCGTCCCGGATTTATATGGGTGAAAGAGGAATCTCAGTCGGGTGCAATTTTCCAAGCCTTCAATCAGTCAGTGAAAACCTTGGTAGGACTTCCAGTACTGGTTGCAAGGGACAGAGTTCCACCGTTCAGAAGAGTTGTCATTGGGATAGATTGGGATGTTCTTCCTACGACGACTTACGCAGGTCAGGCATATGAAATAGTGAATCATGCCACTTCCCACGAATGGCAGGACACATTACCTGGTCTGGATGCCATGACGGTTTATCCAAGATCGTGGGCACCATTCAGAGTATATCCTATGGCAGGATTGACAGTAGGAGTTGCCAAAGGATATTACATAAAGGATGGCATACTGACATCGTATATTGGAGATTCAGGATTGGATTTGTCTGGATACATACCGGCTGCAGATTACAATAAAATAGTCTTGGCATATTTCCAACTCTCTGATGGCACTGTACATTTCCTTGCCGGAGATCCAACATATTACACGGATCCATACGATTATCCAGTTGCAGTAGCTGACACATTCTCGTTATGTTACATATTAATGACTTCGACCCTGACTCAGATATCAGAAGCCAATATAATTATAGACTTGAGGACTCCATTCATACTGTCTTCATACAATGGAGCAGCACCTTCTACGGCTGTTCTGAATCTTGTTGGTGCATTGGCAGATGAATTGGACATGGAAATAACCAGACACAAAGTTGAAGGATTGTAGGAGGTTATTATGGGATACGGAAATACTGTAAAAGATGGATCTGGAAATTGGTTCACAAATCTCTGCGATAGTTTTGGTCGCCTCATCGTAAATGATTCTTGGCAGACTTATGTTGTGTCTGATGCAAATGCAAGTGACAGTGACAAAAGTTTCACAGTTCCAGCCAGTTACGAATATAAGATTTCCAACATCTTCGTGACCTATGTCTCGTCAGCAGATGCAGGTAACAGGCAGTTGGTCGTGGAGATAACTGATGGAACGAATGTCATTGCTCAGGCAAGGGCAGGAATTGTGCAGGCTGCATCTCTGACACGTTATTATAACTTTTCCAAGGACATGCCAGAATTGACTGCCTTTAGAGATACGGATTACCTGTCCGTACAAATTCCAGATGTGCAATTACCAGCAGCTTATGTCGTCAGAGTGTATGACAAGGCTGCCATTGCTGCAGCTGCAGATGACATGACTGTACGGGTCACTTTCCTGAGGCGACAAGTTTAGTATGTCAGGAGCGTGATGATTTCTACACTGACTAGGTAAATTCTGTCTCCGGAGTGCCGACTCCTTTTCCTACCTAGTCAGTACAGAAGTCATCACGTTCACAGGTGACCATGAAAATTATAGTAAATGATGTAAATTGCGTTGTGGAAGATGCGATGGCTTTGCCATTGGTTAGGCAGATTTGCAGAGCCAGGCCAGATGGATTTCAATTTATGAAACGCTTCAGGATGAATATGTGGGATGGATACATCAGCCTGATGACGAACTTCAGATCATTTCCAATTGGCTTGCTTGGCATGGTAGTTGATGGATTGGTCTCTGCTGGGCACCATGTTGAGATAGAAGACAATCGAGAACATATAGATGCCAAGGAAGTTACAGATGCATGTTTGACTGGAATTGTATTACGAGATTATCAGATTGAGGCAGCCAATACTTTGATTGCTAACATAAATGGCGTTGCTAAAATGGCAACGAATTCTGGTAAGACAGAGGTTATGGCAGCTGTGATATACGGATTGAATTATCCAAAGACCTTAATTGTATTGCACAGAAAAGAGTTAATGTATCAAACTGCGGAACGATTTGAAGATAGGCTTGGAATAAAGGTTGGTTTGATAGGCGATGGAAATTACATAAAGGATCAGATAACAGTTGCAATGATACAGTCCATTTCAGGTAAATTTTATGCGAAAGAGTGGGCTGGCAATCAATTATTGATGGTAGATGAATGTCATCACATGTCAAGCAATCAGATGATGGATTTTCTGAAGAAAGTTCCAGGAGCATACAGGTTTGGATTTTCTGGAACTCCATTGAAATATGACGTATTATCTGACATGAAACTCATGGCCATGACTGGTGATGTGAGATATGAGATTTCCAACAAGTTCCTCATAGAAGAAGGTTATTCAGCCGTACCTAGTGTGGAGATTCACATTATAGAATCTTCTTCTGATGCTGATTGGAAGTTGCATTATCATGATGCATATCAGAAGTTGATTGTTGATAATTTCGATCGTAACATGATAATTTCCGGAGTGGCAAAAGAATCAGAGGGAATAACACTCATACTCGTGAATATGATTAAGCATGGTGAATTGCTGCAGAGCATGATACCAGATTCCATCATGGTGGATGGCAGTGATTCTACACAATTCAGACGGTCGATTTTGGATATGATGAGAAATCAGGAGGCAGGTGTTTACATATCAAGTCCAATATTGGACGAAGGAGTTGACGTACCTGCCATGAACACGGTAATTCTGGCGGGTGGTGGAAAGAGTCATGTAAAATTGCTGCAAAGAATTGGTAGGGGACTGCGTAAGAAGCAGGGTGACAATGTTCTGACTGTACACGATTTTCTAGATGATACAAATGTACATTTATTCAAGCATTCAGAGGCAAGAATAGAGACCTATGTCAAAGAAGGATTTAAGAAGTCAATTAGCACAAATAGATTCTAAACCATCCCTAGCAGTCCAATACGAAAAAGTTCATATGGATATTTACGGTATAAAGATGTTTGCACCGAAAAGTAAATATCCAGTATTTTCAGCATTTTCGAGCAAGCTGCGGGAAAATGGTATGGATGAAAAGAAATACTCCTATGCGATCGCAAGATTGCTGGAAGAATGGCTGAAGACTAGGAATCTGAAATTCATTCCGATATCTATGTTCTGTGGAAATTGGTGCTTCGAGAGATATGCCAAAATAAATAACAGTGAGACGGTTGACATTGGCAAAGAGAATGAGGACGATGAGATTCTGTACTCCGAGGTTCTAGTTGCCAGATATTATATCAACAAGAATTTGGGGGATACGGTATTCAGGATGCGGGATGCAGTTGCAGAATTGGAGCCATTGCTCAGTAAGAAATGGCTAAGGAATTATCGAAACAATGTCAAGATGTCCAAGTTTATGTTAAAAGCAGTGGATATTTTGTCTGATGAATTCAATGTTAGCAGTTCCAGAGACTATGTAGACATCATAAGGAAATTGAGATGCAACTAGAGGATCCGTATCCATTCAACAGGGAATTTCGTCTAAAGATTCTATCACTGATGCTCGACAGTTCCTGGATGACTCAGTATGGGATTGACATAGTACGTCCTCAATTCTTTGAGCAGGATGATGAAGAGACAATTTGCAAAGCTCTACTAAAATTCTGGGCAGATTATAAATCTGTGCCTTCAGATCCGGAAGATGTGATAGTTATAGCCGGAGACGAAAATGCACAGTTAATACACGAATTATTCGATTCAGATTCCGATACACGACTGGCTTCTGACAAGGCAGTTGAATGGGCAAAAGAACAGGCAGTAAAAGTTGCCATATTGGAATCGGCTGACGATGTAAAAGCCAAACGGCTGAAGGACATAATTCCAAGATTGCGTACTGCACTTGCGATCGGTGACAATCTACTGTCTCCGGGAATTGATGTCATTGCCGATACCGAGATGTGGCTATATGACATATTTACAGAGAAGGTCAGAACTGGATTTACTCACGTTGACCACATCCTCAGTGGAGGTTTGGGTCCGGGTGAGTTGGGAGTAATTTTGGCACCTGTCAATCGTGGAAAATCAATGGCTCTTGTGAACATAGGGTACGGTGCTGCCACAATCGGTTCTGCAAAGAACGTTGTACATTTCTCGCATGAAATGAATGCCACTGTCGTTTCCAAACGGTATGCGGCAAGACTCACTTTCAGATTTCCAACAAAGGGCGATGATTTAGCTGAGTATGAGACTTCCCTAATTGACGCTGCAATGAAGCTCATGCCAGGAAAGATCAGAGTTATACATCAGCCGAAAATGACGGTAGATGACATGGACAATCGCCTCGAACGGTTGGCAGCCGAGGGATTCGAGATCGGCATGATCATAGACGATTATCCAGATTTATTGGTTCCGACAAGAAATTATACGGATAGACGATTTGAATTGTCCGGTATCTACACTGACCTGCGTGCTTTAGGTGATAAGTGGAAGGTTCCTGTTTGGGGAGCGTCCCAGTCCACCAGAGGATCATTATCAAAAGAGATTATCACAATGCAGGATATCGCAGAGGACATTGGAAAAGCTGCGATTGCCGATGTGATCGTTGCCATATGCCAGACAAGAGATGAGAGATTAACTGAGCAATGCAGATTGTTCATGGCAAAGGTTCGGGATGGTGAGAATCTTGGCATGTTCTCAGCGAAGTACTATGGCAGGAGCCAGGCAATCATCTCGACTGGAATAGTTGAGCAGAAAGTGGACGAGGATGCTTGACGTAACGGATTTTCTATATCGGGAATTTGAGGATGTCAGGGATACAGAAAACGATTACCATGTGTGCTGTCCGTTCTGCGATTCAGATGATAAATTCCATTTAGCTATTTCCAAAGTCAAATCAGCGGTGCATTGCTTCAAATGTGGCTACAAAGGTTCCTGGCTGACGTTTGTCATTGACAGGACTGGATTATCGTACGCATTCGCTCTGGCTGAGCTGTATAAGGCACCCAGATTACGTGAGGACTACAGCACGCAGTTGTTTGCTACAAAAGGTAAAGTTGCTAGGGATGTCTTAAAAGACCTTCCAGCGGACTTTGTAGGAGTTCTGGATTCGGATGAAGTCATGTTTTCCAAAGCCAGGAAGTATCTGAAGAAGCGAGGCTTTGGCAAGGAAGAAATACAGTACTACAATTTGGGCATCTGTCCTGAGACTCATCCTTACAGAGTAATAATCCCTGTGGAATTTGGATATTACCAAGCCCGAGGAGTGTACAAATGGATGGAGCCAAAGTACATGAATCCGCAGGTTGAGGCAAGGGATTACATCTTCAATTCACGAGCATTGGAATTGTATGACGAGGTTCCTATTTTGGAGGGAGCATTTTCTGCAATGGCCATCGGCAAGAATGCCGTGGCACTTATAGGTAAGGAGCCTGTTCAGGAGAAGGTTGAACGGTTTATCAATTCAGACGTAAAACGCTTCTGCGTGGGACTAGATTACGGTGCGGAAAAGTGGGCAGTCATGCTGGCAACCAAACTCAGTAGGGCAGGTAAGGAAGTTGTAATGTGGGATTTCCAAGATGACCGGGATCCGGCTGACGGTGGCACTTACACGAATTTATCGTTCGATCTTAAGAACATCTTATACATGAAAATGAAGATGCGACAAGTTTAGTAATGTAGGAGACAAAAATGAAAGAACTTCATATTGATATTTCAGGAACTGTTGGCTGCGGTAAAACTGTGATGGCTTTTGCCATTGAAAAGTTATTAGTAGAATACAATATCAGAAGCACTGTCGTTGATGATGAACAGTATGATTCTGCATATGAAAACTCAGTTCTCGATGGAAAGTTGAAATCTATATCGCATGAGGACATTCATGTCATCATAAAAACGCACCAATTGCAGAGGAATGATGGACATAAAATCGAGTAATGATTATCCGGTTGAACGTGACGACGATGAGGAAAGTGCAACCAGGGCAAAGGTCGCAGAATTTGCATGTAAGAAAATCACAGCGTCCGGATTGGTAATTCCGGATTTCATCACTTACCGAACCATGATGGAATACGAAAAGCTGCGGAAAGAGGGTGCGTACAACATGCTGGATTATTCGGCTGTGAAAATGCAGGCTTCTATTCACCAATTCTATTCCATCGTGTGCCTTCTGTCCAGCGAATATTTGTTCCTATTGAGTAACTATTCAGAGCTTATGAAACATTATGAAATCGCACGAAATTAGCACGAAAACACAACGAAAAAGTCGTAATTTGCCTCTTTACATTTTGTAAGTGCTGAAGTATACTGAGTTTACTAATCGGCGAAAGCATTTACGAAGGAGACAGAAATGAAAAACAATTTTGAATTAGTAGTGACCGTAACGAAGAACATGATTACCAATGTCGAGCGTGATGTTGAGAAGGCAGTCAAGGCTGAGAATTACTCCACCGCTGCCGAGAAAGATGCATACGCAAGAGGCATGTCCCAGGCTTTGACAAATTTCGAAGTTTCCGGAGTCTCTGAGCAGTTGAAGAAAATGGAAGAGCTTCTGAAATTTGCCAATGAAGAACTGAGCATTACTCAGCCTTATCCCGATCCTGAATCTGAATATGACGAATGCAGAATTTGCAATTGTGCCGACTTCAGACATGCACCTGATTGCAAGGGTGTTGAGTGGCTGAAGAACGTGCAGGAACTACTGGCTGAGGTAGGCAAGAAATGAACGCTCCAGAGTGCCCGAAATGCGGTAAAGAGATGAGATTACGTCATCGCAAGACAGATCAGAAGCCGTTCTACGGCTGTTCTGATTTTCCAAGATGCGATGGTCTAATCGGTGTCGAGACGACTTCCCAAATGAACACTGGCACTGTCAATCAGAACCAGAAGGCTGTCCAGAACATGATTGACATGGCAAAGGGCAAGATTGTCAAGAAGGCATTTGTCCCTTCCAGTTACCAGAAGGCAATCTTCGAATGGGTGAAGGGTGATGGTAAGGCACTGGTCGTGAAAGCTCTGGCTGGCAGTGGTAAGACCACTACTGGC